ATCATGGTCGAATGACTAGGAAGCCTCCTATGAAGGATAAGTATATGGACTGGGACTTTATGATGTATCAATGGGTAAGTGTTTTTTGTAAAAACCAAAAGAATTTAATCTTTGACATCCCTAAAAGTTTTATAAACACATTTTCCATATATAACAATACTATATTAATTATGCATGGAGATAGTATTTCTGGAGCTGGTAGTAATATGTCCATTGCAAGAGCCATAACTTCTTTGCGAGGAGTTTTACAATATCAAAAGAACGTTAATAGTGAGGTGGGTAATCAAAATCCTTTTAATAAGGTAATACAATTTGATTCTGCTATTATTGGACATTTCCATCGTGTGGATGAAATTGATATAGGAACTGGGTCCCTTCATATCGCAGGATGTATGAAAGGGCCGGATGAATTTGCGTTACAAAGACTTCATGCAGCCACTAAACCGAAACAACTAGCATTATATTTTCACCCTAAGTATGGCTATATAGGTAAAGAAATAATTTATTTAAATAGATATGATAGAAGTAAAAATAAGTTTAATGATGATGTACCACTCATCTGGTCTTCTTTAATTGAAGAGTAACTTAATTTTTTAAGTATAATAACTATCATGGCTAAAGCTAACAGAAACATTTTAAAGGAACCTTTCACTAATGAAGGGATTATGAAGTTTGTAGAAGAGCTGAAAAAATTAGAGAAATCTTATTTCGAAAGATTGGTTGGTCTTACTTTTAAGAAAGCTCAAGATATGGTTCCTAGCAGAAGTGGGCAGCTTAAAGATAGCGGTACTTTATCTGATACTGCTAATTATCGTACCGGGGAAGCATTCAGTATTACATACAATACACCTTATGCGTATTCTTTACATGAGGGGGCAGGAATGTCGCAAGTGGAGTTAGAGGATTCGGGACAATATCCTTGGATATCTAAAATAAAAACTTATACTAGAAAAGGTAAAAGGGTAAGGGGCCACACCAAACAATATAAAAAATATTATAAACCAATGAAGATAAACGGCGGTTGGCGATCTATTGATCAAGCCACTATTAATTATGAAGGTGCTAACTGGGTACAGAAAGCTTGGGAAAACGTACTTAGTGGGGAAGATAGCCTTGCACAAAAAATATTACCCGAAACACTTAAAATAAAAAAATTAGAAACAGATTAGGAGGAAATAATGGTAGATGTGCGTAAAGTAACCCCAGAACAAGATTATATAATAGCAAGACATAGCAGAATGGTGGGTAAAATTTTGGATTTAATTGAAGCGTTTACTCCAGAAGGCAGTCAATTAGAGAAACAAAAGAAACTTATACAGATACCCCTCTATGATTTTAGGAAGGAAATGATCTTTTTAGATTCAAATGGAGTGCCGGATACCTCAGAAAACACATAAATATAATATAACTTATATAATTTATAACTTTACTGTAGGATTTTCAAGTTTAATGAGTATAATATATTGACGTTATAAAATAGCGTTACATTTAGTTCTATTATGGAGGTCGGAGGTGGCTCAGACCAACCTTCACGATGGATAAAAATTAATTTATCTCAGGGAGGTATGGTTTTATGGCAGATGTAACAGAACGCATCGAAAAACAAATGGAAGGTACTAACCTTGCTTTGGCTGCTGTAGCAGAAGTTTTACAGAAAATGGATACTCGGTTGGCTAAAGAAGAGTCTTATGCTCTCGAACTAGCTCAAGAAGAAGCTAGTGACAATGCAAAAGAAGATTTAGTAAAATCCATAGCTGGAGAAGTTCTTAACGTTTTGAAAGACGAATTAGCTGGTTTAGATGTTAGTGGTGATTCACGACCTGCTAAGTCAGTTGGATCTGCAGCTACTGCAGATGATAGTCCAGAGAACGCAGACATTTCTACAGACATAGAAGAGCAACAGAATACTATTCAAGCAAGTCTTAAGAAAAATGATGAAGAAGATGAGGATGAAGATGACGTAGAGAAGGGTGGAATGGCCTACAAACAGGATGAGGATGAAGATGATGAAGCAGCTGATATTCCTGAAGAAGAAGATGATGAGTCAGAGGAAATGAAGTCGATGAAGAAGCAGATTTCTGCTTTGGAAAAAGCTCTTACCGATAGTAAGGGTGTAGCAGAAGAGCGTCTACGAAAGATGGGCTTCAGCGAACAGACTTCTCTTAAAGCTCCTAAAATATCCGCAGGTCTAGGAGTAGACACTACTCCACTAGTTAAATCCGATAATGGTGATGTTGCCGACCAATTGACTTCATTATCATATAAAGAACTTAGGGATCTACAACACAACATCCAAACAGGTAATACTGACGGTGTGCCAAGGGAACTTTTAGGTTAAACAATTAATTAATAAATAATCAGGAGGATATTGGCTAATGGCTAATCCAAGTCTATCAGAATATCTGGCGCAGTCCCAACGAGGATTGTATCAGTCAGTATTTGGCGAAGAGTATCTGCAAAAGCAGTCATACTTTACCGTTGATACTGCTACAGGTATTTTTAACACAACTTATGGAAGAAAAGTTTGGCAGGCATTAAATAACCAAACTCGCTTCTTCAACGCTATTCCTCGCGTAGTATGGGGAAACACAGCAGGTTGGAGGGTAAGGACCGATAGAGGTTCCGGACGTTCACGACCTGTAACTGAGACTGGAACTCTACCAACAGTAGATGTCTCTAATATAGAATCAGTTTCTAGTTTACCTAGAATTGTTTCAACCACTTTCGGTGCTTCCGTGAAGTCAGTCTTCACAGCACAATTAGAGGGTGGTGTTGGAGATGTTTTGGCATTGGAGAACGAAAATGCTCAGTTAGACCACATCAAGGAAATAAATGAGGAAATAATGGCTGGTTCAGCTTATTTATGCTCTGCTGGTGCTACCACTTCATTTACCGTTCCTGCCGCTATCGCAAAACACTTCAAAATTGGAGATGCAGTAGCGCAGTATGACCTTACAGCAACTGACCATGACAGAACTTCTGGTTCTGCTGTATCCGCAGTTAACACCTCAACCGGTGTAGTTACCGTAGCTTCTGGCACAACCTTTGCTGACGGTGATATAGCATACATATATTCCAGAGCTGGAATGACTTCAATTGACGATATCGTCTCTGAAGATGGAGCTGCTGTTGGTGGTGGTGTTGCTAGGACAAGAGCTTATGACCTAACATTAGCAGGTAGAACTGCTGGTGATTGGGATGCTGGTGCTTCCGTATCATATAATAGTGGTACAGGAAGATCTCTATCTTTAAATTTGATAGATACAGCTATACAGAAAGTAAGGCAGAATGGTGGAGAGCCAAAACTAATACTTTTGGGTCACGATCAATATTTCAATCTTGAAAGATTGCTTAACTCCAACCAAAGGTATATGGGACAAGAGGAATATCAAGTTGGCATAGGTTCCGAGAGAACTTATCCGGGTACTAGAACAGGACTTGTTTTAGCTACTTATCAAGGTATTCCTATACTTCCAGATGCTGATGTGCCTAAATCTGTATCTACAGCAGATGCTGTTCTAGGTTCTAACGTCTATGTACTTGATACGGACTATATAGAGATGGCTGTGGCCCAGCCTACTCAATATATCGAGAACAGGGATTACTTCGCTGCTAATGCTCTAGTAGTACGGGGCTTGCTCTATACTATGGGTGAGATGCGATGTAAGAATATTTGGGTACAAGCTAAGATTGCCGACCTTAACTCGTAATCTTAGGTTTATAAATGAGGGGTGGGGAAACCCACCCTCCATTTTAAGAAATAATGAACATTTATATGTCGGCGGTACAATAAAATCGCCATAATTTGGAGGAATTAAATGACAAAACATTCATTTAAAATGTCTGATGTAACTGGTGATACTAGGGTACTTGCCCGGTCTTCATTAGGTTATGACTTTAACTATTTCGCTGATGATGAAACTATCATTTTTGGTACGGACAGTGACGCTACAATTGCATGGGATGGAGATTCTCTTAATGTGACATCAGCAGCTACCGAATTTACTGGTACTGTAGCATTAGGAACTACAGCTCAAATGACTGTAGGAACTGGGATTTCAGCAGTAGCTGCTGCTATTGTAAAGCACAGTGTCGTTCAGGTTGGTAATATTATCGAGACAACTATCGCATTAGACGTAACAGGGCTAAACTCTGGTGGTGCTGATGGCGATGTTATCGGTAAAGCTGATACTGCAAACTGTCATTATGGACAGATTACTGCTGCTACAAACGGTACTATCCTATCCGGTTATGTACAATGTTTGGAAACTCCTGCTGGTGGAGAGCCTGACATTGATTTATACTCAAATACGGTAGCTACATTAACAGAAGAGGCTGGTATTAATGCTAGTGGAAGTGAAGCAGCATTGTTAGCTACAGCAGCTGATTGGACAAACCTATTAGCTCCTAAAGGGCTAACAGCAGTACCAGCAGCTGACACATATTTGTATCTAGTTGCTTCAGGTGGAAGCACTAATAATACATATACGGCTGGCAAGTTTATTATTAAACTTTACGGTTATGATGCGTAGTAAATAATTATCTAGCCACGCCCCAATTTGGGGCGTGGTTACTTTTAAATTTATTTGTAAATTTTAATCGGGAGATATAATTTATGGGACTGAATAAATAATGAGCAGTATAGCAAATTCAACCGAAGTGAATTTAGCAGTGTATATGGAACGACTCGATGCTTATATTGAGAGTCAAAATACTTTAAATGCTACTTTATGCTCTAGTTTAGAAAGCGTTCATAATTCTCTTGATGATTTTAAGATGTGGAGAAGCAGAATATATGGCGGTAAAACAGTAGTTATAGCTTTAAGCGTATTAATACTCCACACATCCGCTGTAATGGGTGGTTTTATAACCCTAATTAATTTCATGGACAAATAGGAGTATTACATGGCTAATGAAAGACATACAGATTATAGAGAATGGGAAATAGACCCATCTACAAGACAATCTGTACATGCATACACAAAATATTATCCCTTTAGGGAAGCTACTTCCACTACAGCATCTACTATATTATCTGCTGCTCAAGGGGAAATAGCAACAAACTGGGTAACTAACCCAAGAGTTGAGACGGCACTTAGTTCTGCTGATGGGTTCACTGCTACGGGTAGCTCTATAACTAGGGACACAGGACAACAGTCCGTTGGTGCCGCTTCTTTACTAGCAAATCCTGACAACAGTGCGGCAGGTGAAGGTTGGTACTGGGAATCTCCCACAGTTCCTGTTAGTGTTAACCCCCAACATTTATCTGTAAATGTAGAACATCGTGGTGCTTCAGCTTCAGGTACTGTTAAATTAGAGATTCGAGATGCTGCTGGTACAAGTGTATTAGCAACATCAGGTTCTAGTAGCCTAGCAACTTCTTGGACTAGAATAACTGCTGCTTACACAATAGCAGGTAGTACCGCTGCCGCTAAATACAGATTATATTTAACTTCATATGCACAACATAACATCAATTTTTACGCTGATAAGATTATGTTTGAAGTAAGGGAAGATACCACAGCAGTTTCCACCTACTTAGATGGATCTACGGGGGTTAATTATGAATGGTCAGGAACTGCTAATGC